ATGACTGAGGCTGCTCTTGGAGAGAGATTGCCTTGAAAGACAGGGGGGGTCGAGGTCTGCCCTAAAAAAAGGGCTTCTGAGCGTCTGCCCTTGCGTAGATTGCACATGCGACAACATGCAACTAGATTGTCCAAGTCATCTGTTCCACCCTGCACTCTAGGTTGCACATGATCCACTTCATTAGCTGCTTCTCCACAGTATGCACAGATGTAGCAGTCGCGCCTTAATACTATCAATCGTTGACGTTTCCATGCTGCGCTACTTAGATGCTTACTACCCATTAGTGCCAGCCCTTAGTCTTAAAGTGTTTGAGTGCATTACACATAGGACTCTCTAGTCCATAGCGATTCTTATTGTATCTGATACCCCACTTAACCTGGCTTACCGGATCAGCAGTCTTTAGGTATATAGAACGCCCTTGAGGTATGCCATAGTGTGAGCCATTCTTGGCCTTAGGCCGCCAATTAGACTCTCTTGTGTATAACTCTAAAGCGCACTTGTATTGAGTATATGAGAGATTGGCTTTTGCATATTGTTTAGGCGTTTGTTGTATTTGAATACCATCATGTATTGGTGCTACTGCATTAGCTGCGCCAATGAATAGTATCCCCATGACACTTACTACTGCGCAAGCGATCCGCGCTGCGGCTTGCGCTAAGTGCCTGAAGCACTTTAGCAAGTTAAGTGTAAAGCCTCTGTCAAGTTGATTGAACATTTGAGCGTTCTCCTTCGGCGTGTCATCTCATATAGTGAGACGATTTTGCTATCGGTTATCGGTCTTGTAAAAGCCTTTCCCACGAAATACAACTGCTGGTGCAGTCCAAATGCGTGTCATAGTTCCCCCACAAGTGCATTGAATACTCTCTGGAGTGTCAGTGGTTTCGTATATAACTGCGCACGAGTCGCAGCAGTAATCAAATCTAGGCAAGTGAGATTCCCCCTTGTTGGCAAGTGTGGCAGATAGCATTTTCTATCATCCATGATCCACATTGTTTGCATCTGGTAGGTTCATTATTGGGTGCGCGGTCTTGGAGTATCTTCATTAAATCACCAAGCCGCATAAAGGCTAAATACTCCTCAGCGTTTTCGCCCTGTCCATTACAGCGGCTAACTACGAAACTAAGTTTACCACCTTTGTTGCTTTCAGCTTGTTTAATCCAGGCTAATGGTGAGAAATCAGATCGTGCCTTTACTTCTATTGAGAATGGTATCCCAGTTATATCTTCGCCTTGTCGCCCTGCCCCTGTGGACTCAGCGTAGGGATACCATTGCCTCAACCAGTCAGCTACCACGCGTTGCGTTTTGTAGCCCCTGTGCTTGCGATGATTAGCCATTAACTGTGTGGCATTTCTCGCATTGCCATTGCAGCGGTGATAGACTGACAGTCCAAACTCCATCATCCTGGTTTGGCATCTCGTTACATAACTGACAGATCAGCATTGGCACATCGCCGTAGAATTCGACTGTGCCATCTGGTCTTATGATTTGTGCATAACCCATTTACTCAACTCCAATCTTGATCAGTTAAAACACTTGCAATACATTCATCACAAGCGTAAGTTGTTTTGGCTCTTGTTAATCCAGCGGTTCTTCCATTTACAACCCATTTAGATGTTCCACATCCTTCGGTGCATGTGCCTTTCAAGGCTTCATCTTTCTTTAACTTAAATACTTGCGCCCATGCTATATATTTTGTCATTATTGGACTCCTTCCGGTAATCGAAACTTGCCTGTGGTCTTTGACAATACATACCAAACAGCCTGACATTGCTGTGCTTTGTTTAATCGTGGATCAGCACATAGCGCACCGCGCCAAGCCTTGCCATTAGTTATGCCTGATTTGATAATGCGCTCTCCATGAGAACACGTTGGTATTGGTTCAGCTTCGCCAAGTGTGTTGCCAACCAATGTTGCAGCATCATTAAGTGTTACAACTTGTTGTATTGGCTTTTCACTTACAAACTCATCCCAAGTGTTGTTAATTGCTAATGGTGCATCTGCTATTACTGCACTTCTTTCCTCGTTTGTAACTCTATTGACTTTTGCCATTTCTTCTCTGGAAGCACGCTTCTTAGTTGCGAATCCGCCAGTCGCAAGAGCGCGGCCGATTGCGCTAGTAGAGCAGCGTTCAAGCGCAAATTCAGCGAGCGAAGTTTCTGCTTTGAATGACTCTGCCGCCATATCGGTTGCATAAGGTTTTGTGTCAGCCTCAGTCCGAAATACGCGAGCCTCAACAATAAAACGACCTGCACCCGCTTCCAATAATTCAGTTTCAATTCGTCCATCTGGAAACTCCTTCCAAAACTTAGTTATTCTTTCTTCTACTGTTTCATAATCATTAAGGTTAAATGCCATCTAACTCTCCTTCTGTTGCAAGCATCCCTGCAAGTGCAATATATGCACACGCATCAATATACGAATCGATATAGTGAGGACTTTCCTGGATTCGTGCGAGTTTAACCTCGACGAGTGCCAAACATGCCTGGTAATCCGCAACTGGCGTGTCGAGAAGCTGCTGCAACCGCATGGCAATTCTTGTCTGGTTGATTCTGGGATGGCCGTAGATTGCGCCTCTATCGCAGATAACATCTGTTGCGCTTTGTAATATTTCTTTAGCGATCATTGTGAACCGGATGACGGCTTACTGCGCGGCCAGCGTGATAACCCTCGCGCTTGCCTTTACTCCAGCCACGCCAATACAAGTAATACATGGCCAAAGGACTTAGAAGCAATAAACCAACAGCTTCAAAGTAAGTTAAATCAATCATTTGTAGCCCCTAACTTGTCCACATATCTTGTGGATTAAGTTAAGTGTGAACTACTTTTTAGGCTATTTCAACCTCATACAAGCATATTTTGATAACAATTTGATAACGAAATCTTCCTCAAAACCTAGCCATTCTTCACCGCAAAGGCTCTCAGCCATAGACTTTGCCCTCAAACATAAAGCTGCCATCCTTCTCAATAGGCACGGCTATTGGCAATACACGCTTACGATCTACATACAACACGCCAAAGCCAGCCTGCCAGTTGAACGTGCCTTTAGTGTAGTAAGCCTGACGTGTATCCATCATATGGCCTACTTCAAAGCCTGTTAATCGGGATACCTCTAAACCGCCTGAGGATTGCGTATAAGAGGATATTCCCTGCCTGTGAGTATGTCCACAAACTACACTTTTTCCATGCCTTTTAGCGGCTTCTAAAGCGGTTATGCCCCCTTGTGGCTTGATGCCCTGCTCATCGCCATGCACCATAATCCAGTTAGTGCCTGGTATCTCGTATGGCTTTTTGTGATAGGTAATGCCTAAGGCTGGCAAGCGTAGGAAGTTTTCAATCTCTAACTCTGGTGCGCCTATTAGTCCAGGCAATCGAGTAGAAAGGGAGTTAAATAACCTTGAGCCGTGGTTACTTCTTGAGAGCTGTGTAATTTGTAAATCCCACATGACATTGGCGCAGGTGTCGCGGTCTTTGCCGATTGTCTTGGAGTGTTCGTCAAAACCTGAACTCCAGCGGCTAATGGTCTGAAAGTCCATCTCATCGCCAACGCAAAGAACCTCATTAGGTTTGAACTTGCGGATAAATGTGGCCACATTTTGGACAGCTTTCGGGTTGTGAAAGGGAACTTGTAAGTCGCTTATCACTACGATTTTCAAGGTTAGTCCTCGTCATCCTCATAGGGAGTGAAGTTCGGATTGTCTGGGTCAAAGTCCACAGGTTTAGGCAATATCCAATCAGGGTAACTGTTTGTATCCTGAATCATGGCAAGCGCAATATCTATTGAGAAACCTGCTTTACGCAGGGCTGTGTAATAAGTGTTTAAGCCTATGCAATAACTTTCCAGGGGTGTGTAGTAATCATCCTGGACTTTAACCTTGCGTGCCATAGGGAAAGTGTTACCTATTTAACATCTCTATAATGGTATCAACACGCACTTCTAATTTATCTACTTGATCGCGTAAGGATGACCCACCATTGGTTTTAAGTTCGCTTAGGTAATGCTTAACTAACCAGCGAATTGAGGCCACAAACGCACCGACAATAGTTACTAGGCTAACGCTGAGTGCAGCCCAGTCTTGCGTTTGCATTACTTCTGAATAACTAGCGTTGAAAGGTTTGACGTGCCAGCAGAAGTCATGGCGTAGATTGCGTTGCCGTGGTTCTGTATAACCGTTTTATCGCCGTTGTCCATGCGGTAACCATTAGCAACAGTTAGATCAGCACCGCCAAGATACAAAGTGCCGGATGATGAGTGAAAGTGAACTTCCTCAGCTGCTTGGTCATTGGCCACTACTACTGCGGCTGTGGTTGTTACTGTGTAGTTTGCGCTAGAGATTGTCATTTTTTAGGTGTCGCATATCCAAAGACTCCGGCAAGGATAGCCCATAGAACTGCGCGGTAATCAAGTGAGAAGTTGCTTGCAGCCCAAGCTGCTAAGAACGCACCGGACATAAGGAACATAGGATGTTTCATTGCTTACTCCCTAACATAGGTATTTCAAAAAAAGAACCATCTGTGTCAGCTTTACCCTTATTGAATGAGATATGGATATGGCTGGTGTGTGGGTTGATTCCTGTGTATTTGCGCCACTTCCAATTAAGGATGCGACTAGCAATCTTCTTATTGTGTATGACATAAGAAATTCGTTTAGCAGGGTCAGACTTCGCGTATGCACGAATCTGATTTGCCAGGTAGATACTTTCAGATTTGTGGTTTGTGAGGTCTGCGTCAATGTCAACGGCACGAACCCAGCCCTGAGCATCAGGCGTATGATCTGATTTACTGTCATGCTTAGCATCTCCGATTGTGCCGTCAGTTCGACGGTCGCGGTTCGGATAGGTGTCATCTACTTGCTCACGCAGCTGAATAACACTCTTGCTTAGTCTAGGCTTCATTTTTAATATCAGGAACTATCCAGCGGCAGGTTTCTTCATCAAAGCCAAGAGCATTAGCGGGTTCAGGTTCAATAAAAGCATCACGGGCTTCATCATAAGTAAAGCCAACACCTGCATAGTTCTTGCGAATCTTTGCGTTATATGAAGTGCGCTTGCAAACTTGTCCGCGAAAATTGGCATACCAAGTTTCAGGGTCTAAACCGTCAATTAGTTCGGTTTCATCTTTACCTGTAATAACCTCGGTAACTATGCCATCTGT